GGACAGAACAACCGTCGCGCTTTTATGGCACGAAAATATCATCGACGTATTGGCAAAGTATAAGAAAGATGTTTCTATTCCTTTTTACCAGACGGTACTGGACAATATTTGTTTCGCCGACTATATCGACAGAATCACGTTTCAGAATCAGGCGTGGCAATTCAACGAGATGAGTTCTCTTATTAAGACGTTTTATAACAATAAATTGTATCATGAGCAGTTTATAAAAAAACCGAAATTTAATCCTGTTGAGGTCAGGTTTACAAAAGTCTTGACAAAGTATAGCACCGAGTATAATAACTCGCTTTTTATTAAGACGCTTTGCCAGCAGCTGTCGATGGACCAGAAAGACATGTTTTCCTTTTTTATGCACATTAAAACACAGCATAGTGAAGATGAGATATACAATATGCTTGAAAATTATGAAATCACCAAGTTAGATATTAACCGAATATATCGATATTTAGATAAATATACGCAAAAAACACTCGGGGGTACAAATGAGGAGGATAAAATGATAGATAGCGACGATGACATGGATGATGAAGGCGCATGATGACACCACGTGATGAAAAATATTATAAAATTATTTTATATATAAAATAATATTATATTCATTTATTATATTCATTTATATATTATATTCATTTATATATATACATTTATATATAAATATACGCAGATATGTCACGACAATTTTTTGGTTCATATAACTCATACTTAAATTCTAGAAACTGTTGTAGAGATCTTATTCCTGGACCTACGGGAACCACTGGAGAAAGAGGACCGACAGGACCGACCGGCGCTACAGGTCCTACCATAACACCTACTTTACTAGGAGGAAACACAGGCGCTGTTGTAAAATATAATAATGTTATAAATGCATGGTACTATGAACAAGGTAAGACATTTATTATCAACCATCCCAAACATAACGACAAATATTTAGTCCACACATGTTTAGAAGGTCCCGAGGTAGGTGTTTACTATCGCGGGAAATCCGAAATTACAAACGACGCATCCGTCGCTATAAACTTACCGGATTATATTCCCGGATGGGCATACGATTTCACCGTGACTGTAACTGGTATATACGACGGAAAAGTTAAGACGTATAGTGCTTCGGAAGTTGATGAAAGTGGTTCATTTACAGTACATGGCGAAAATGGTAAATTTAGTTGGGTGGCGATTGGCAAACGTGGTGATGTCAATCCCGAACCATATAAAAATGAAATTGTTGTCAAAGGTGATGGACCCTATCGATGGATTGAGTAATACAATCCTGTCAAGCAAAGTCAATCAAATTGTGAAATATAACATATGCAAAAATATGTTATATTTATGAAAAAATATTCAAAAAATATGCAAAAAGTATTTACCTATACTTTATGCATCCTCTTCCTCCTTTAACATTTTTGTTGTCCTCGCAACACGTTCTTTCCACCACTTCAATGACTCTTCCGAAAAAGCATCCTGCTTATAACGCCTATGAACGATTGCCTGTTTAGGAGAATCATAAAAGTAGAAATCAGGGTCCAATTTTCCGCGTCGACCACTCGCATCACACACCTTCCATAGTAAATCTTCATATACTGAGCCTACTCTCCAAGGATATGCAACCCCCGTAATAGCATTCACAATAAAACGCCCCTGCACATTTGAAGGAAACGACTTTCGACTAGGTCTTTTATCCCGACTGTTTCTTGAGCGCGTCTCTTCTCCGTCACACGACTCGACTGCATCATTTGCATCATGATTGTAAGTGTTATCCAAATCTTTTACCATTTTATTTCTTCTGATGAAGGTACGTAAACTATAATGTCTGTTGATACTATAATTATAGTTGTTTCTTTAAGCGGTTTTATAAAATATTATTTGCGGATAATTGCGGATATTCGCGGATAATCAAATGAAGTTAATCAAATAAAATCATTTTTTTTCAACATCTACTATTATTACATCGCTACTTTCCGAAATTTTCGTTTCCAGTTCGCTAATATATACATTTTTTTCATCTAAAATATTCTGCTGCGTTTCGATGATTTCTTTTAGTCTCACATTTTCACGCATACTACTTCCGTATAATTCTTTAAGCTGTCCCATTTGTGTAAGCTGTTTTTGTTGCAACATCAACATTTCAACAACTTCGAGATGGTTCAACTCACGCGGAAGTTTTCCCTCTTCTTGAAAAACGATTGTAGACCCCGTATTCGCCCCCGTATTCTCATTCAAAAAAATCATATTCTTCTGTCTCTCTTCCATCATTTTTTTCTCCATCTTTTTTCTTTTTTCCCCCAATTCTTTCATCTGTTTCAATACATCAGGTTTCATATTTATATTCCCCGGTTCATATGCTCGCAACTTATCCTCCAAACCCTCTACGAAAAATTGTATCATCTCTTTGTCCTTTATAAAATCTTCCACCTTTTTTGTACTATACTTTATGTACTGATTTCCAGCCATATTTTCTAGGAGTGTTCTCTTATCAAACGTATTATGCGAATGTGAAAATACCAAAATTGTTTTTAACGGGTCGAGTTGCACAAACGGCACAGTATAGTTCTTCAAGAATTCACGTTCTTCTGCCAAGCACGCTTCATCATTATATTTCGTTTCTTTTAGCAACTTACGTTTAAAGGCAAACGTTCCCGCCGTCGCATGATCAGGTCCGTAGGGTCCAAACTGCACCATCTTGCATTTGTCTTTATTATCCTTGAAATAGATGTACATTTCACTAGAACCAGCACACAAAGCAGTTGGATTCCCCATAAGACGCTCCACGGCATGCGAAACGCGTTCCGGGGGATAATAATCATCGTCATCCATATATACAATGATATCGCCGCACGACCTTTTATGCATAATGTTTCGCTTCTTCCCAAGCGTCATCTTCTCGTCATACTTATAATATTTCACATTTGGGTGCGACTTCACCATATCCTCGATAGGGTCGCTCCCATCATCGACAATAACCCACTCCATTTTATTTTTAGGATAGTCTTGGCTATCAAAACACTTTATCATCATTTCGATAAATGGACGACGGTTAAATGTAGGCGTACATACACTTACAAAGGGAAGCTTCACGTCATTACTTTTACTTTTTGACATTGTTGTATAATGAAAATGTCGATGTGGTGGTATATATGTATATATATTATATACATATATTTAACATAGTTTAATAACTATTTAAGATTATCCGGCATTCCCCGTAAAATAAGCAACTATGATGAAAAATATTATGCCGGCACCCCCACTATTTCCTAAATCTTGAAAAGCATATAATGCAATCATAATATAAAATATAAAAAGCATATATGGTCTCATATTATTGAATATTTTATCATAGTCTTCTTTGTTACGAATATTCAAACAGGGATATAAAAAGAATATATAAACTGTTTGTATTGCCATCCATATACCAGTTCCGAATGCGATAAATATACCGAAAAACAGTGTGAAAATAATCCCCCAAAAAGGGTGGTCACTTATTATACCAAATACGAGACTCAATACTCCTGCAATAACTCCGAAAATTGGTATAAGATAAAGGGCTATCAATGGGAAAAGTAAAAATATTAATAATTTTCTTCCGCCGGCTACCTGCATATTATCCCATGAATTTTGATTATCTGCTTTTCCACTATCTACGGTATCAAATAAATTCAGAAATGCTTGTGCGAATGACCGCGCACCTTGTCCTAGACCTCCGTATACAGCATTGAATAAGTAGTTAAACAGTGCTTGAGATACACCATTTCCGACACCACCTTCTTCCACTTCGTTCATTAAATATATATTTTCCTTTTCGGTATTTATCACATCGGCTACATTATTATTCGTACATATGCGAGGGAGTAAGTTATACGGAAAACCATAACTAAAATAGCTAGCATTTTTGTTTTCGGTTATACAGTATGGTGGGGCATATCGATATGTTGGAAGAATATATTCTTTTTCATTTCGTGAGCGTGTCATTAAAAAGAGAGCATTCGACCCTAAAATACCCCAAATATAAGCAATAATTATTGCAAATATCACGTGTATAATAAAGACAAGTATGGTATTTGTAGTTAAAGTTTGGGTTTCAGCCATTAATGCACCCGTATTCGATGACTGTTGCGTTGTACCAGGAGTCGCTACCGTTGGTGTAGCACCAATCACATTACTACCCGCTGCCGGTGCTGGTGCTGCTGCTTCCGGTGCTGCTTCCGGTGCAGATTTTGCTGCTGCTTTCGAAGGTGCCCGTTTTGCTGCTGTTGCAGGTTTCTCTTCTACTACCGCTTCATCTTCTTTTTCAGTGTTTTTACTATATATGTCACCCATACCAGGAAATGTAAATGCTTCTTTAATATCTGATGTTCCTCCCATTAATTGTTGTAAAGGTGTTTTTACTGACATTTTTGGTATAAATATGTATAATATGTATAATATATTAATATATTATAACATTTTAAATATACGGTAACATTTTAAATATACGGTAACATTTTAATATATTAAAAATACTAAGTATTTATTAGATTCTTAATAAATTATTAATAAATATATTAAATATATTTAAAAGTATATGTATTGGTAATATAACATATACTTCCTCGTCTACATTATTCATCTTTATCTGCATCTGCATCTGCATAGGTGATACATACCATAAACACATAATGCCAAAAATCGAAGAAGGATTGAAACTAGATTTTAACAATGTTCTTATTCGCCCCAAACGGTCCACAATCAATAGTCGTTCAAATATTAATTTACTGAGAACTATTAAATTCAAAAATTGCAAATCCCTAAAATCATGGGAAGGTATCCCTATTATAGCATCGAATATGGATACTGTCGGAACTTTTGATGTCTATAAAACTTTATCAAAGTTTAAAATTATTACCGCTATGCATAAATTTTATACAGTTACTGATTTCATATCTTACCAATCTGAAAACAATATCGTTTTTAATCCTGACCTTTTTATGGTGTCCACGGGAATACAAGAAACAGACTTTAAACGTCTTGTCGAAATTCTTTCCGTTGTTTCGTGTAACTGGATATGTATCGATGTTGCAAATGGTTATATTGAATCTCTTGTCCATTTTTGTAAGCGTGTTCGCGAAAAATATCCGGACAAAATTATTGTCGCTGGAAATGTAGTTACTCGCGAAATTGTCGAAGAGCTTATTCTTAATGGCGGTGTAGATGTTGTTAAAGTCGGCATTGGTCCCGGAAGTGCTTGCCTAACACGCATGAAAACGGGTGTAGGTATGCCACAATTATCCGCTATTATGGAGTGCGCCGATGCCGCGCATGGTGTTGGTGGACATATTATTGGCGACGGAGGTATTACTTGTCCAGGTGATATGGCGAAAGCATTTGGTGGTGGCGCCGATTTTGTCATGGTAGGTGGTGCATTTTCTGGTCACGATGAAAATCCAGGCGAAATTATAACCAACCAGGACGGTTCCCAAAGTAAACTATTTTACGGAATGAGTTCTTCGCATGCTATGAATAAACACTATGGTGGTATGAATGACTATCGCGCATCTGAAGGGCGTACTATTCGCGTACCTTATCGCGGACTTCTTGAAAATACGGTGCTTGATTATTTGGGAGGGCTGCGAAGTACATGTACATATATAAATGCATCTTGTATTAAACATATTCCATTATGTACCACATTTGTTCAGGTTTCGCAACAGTTAAATACATCTTTAATATAAAATATAAAATATAAAATATAAAATATAAAAAATTGATTCAAACAAATACGTCAATATTTATATACACACTAAACACATATATAAATATTAAACATGCTGAAGTTGCACACAACAACAAATGTATCCCCGCTTAGATATCCGGGTGGAAAAACACGAGCGTGTAAAATTATCGACACCGCCATTTCACAACATTTTGATATGAACTCTTTTGACACGATTGTTTCTCCGTTTTTCGGTGGAGGGTCATTCGAGTTTTATCTACAAAATAAATATGCCGTGAAGTTAATCGTAAATGACAAGTTCATCCCACTATATAATTTCTGGAAACAAGTAAAATTAAATAAAACCATTCTGTGCGAAGAGTTACGAAAAGTAACGTCGGTTTCAAAAGAACAATTTACGTCTTATAGGGATACCATCATGGACTTGAACGACGACGTATTACAGCAATCCGTTCAATATTTTATTATAAATAGATGTTCGTTTAGTGGTTCGACCTTGTCAGGCGGGTTTTCAGAAGAATCCAGCGTTAAAAGATTTACGCCGTCATCCATAAATAGAATAGAATCACTTGATTTTGCAAATATTGAAATTTACAATAAGGATTTTCAAGATTTTATAAATAGTTTGACTACTCCCGGTATTGGCACCACCACCACCACAACAGACAAAACGCTGCTATTTCTAGACCCGCCATATTATTTGGAAAGTAAGTCGAAACTATATGGGAATAATGGGGACATGCACGAGAAATTCGACCATAAATTATTATTTGATGTACTACATACAAAAAAGAAATGGGTTGTCACATATAATAACTGTGAGTATATTCGAAATTTGTATAAAGACTATATAATACTAGACGTAAACTGGAGCTACGGAATGAACACATCAAAAGCATCCTCCGAAATTATTATCATTTCAAAATAGCATTCGCCATTCGCCACTCTACGATTCACCGCTACTAGCACACGTGTTCTCCTGATAAACTAAATTACTC